ACACAATTTCCCGCTAGATTTAGCGGCATTACCTGAGAAAGAATATGCCTAAAGGTAAAGGTACTTACGGTACAACAAAAGGGAGACCCCCTAAAAAATAAACATCACGTCCGTTCATCCTTGAAACTCAAGGACGCATGAAACCACTTGCATGGAACGGGGCAGTGGTACTGGAGAATTACTATGTCAGTAAAACTTAAGTATCGTGGTGTAACTTACACAAAAACTATCTAATTTAATTTTATGAAAACTATTGCACTTGCAGCACTGACTGTCTCAGCCCTGGCTACACCTGCAATGGCTGGCGTCTATGTAAACGCCGAGTCAAACGCATCTTATACTGGTAGCGATTATACTTCTAGAACTACTGATCTTCACATTGGTTATGAAGGTGATGTAGGTCAACTTGGATACTACATTCAAGGTGGTCCAGCACTTCAATCAGAAGATGGGGTAGATGGTACAACAGATTTCTCTGGCAAAGGTGGAGTATCCATTGCTGCTACTGAGAAACTTGATGTATATGGTGAAGTATCATTCGTAACAGATGAAGATACAGACACAGCTTATGGTACAAAAATAGGCGCCAAATACAAATTCTAATGGGACACCAATCTTCAATTAACAGAGCTTCGGTGACAAGCTATTCACCTGAACCTGAAGCTCATCATAACAAACCAGAGGAGCATCCTGATACTAACCCTAGTGATCAGCAACCCCCTGGTGTAGATGATGAATATCAGTCACTTGAAGAAGCTCTCACAGGTTAATGAATTATGGTTAGGAGTCTTCGGGCTCCTAGCCTTCTTCATAATGATAGAGATACTGCACGTCAACTATCATAGAAAAGCTCACCCACATTGTGCAAGCGAGATTAGTTTAGCGGTAAAACTGTAGCCTTCCAAGCTATTGTCATCGGTTCGATTCCGATATCTCGCTTTGGCTTTTGCCCTGTACGCAGGATACCATTAGCCGTCTAGACGGTGGGATAGACCACAACAAATGATCAAAAAAATTTCAGCTGAAGAACGTATATAATTTAAACTTTATCCAATTAAATGGCACATCAAAATAGTGCACTGGCTGCTGCTTTAACAGGACCAGGTGCTGATAATGGGGCTATTTCTACTACTACCGCACGTAGAGCCCTATACTTAAAGCTATTTTCTGGTGAATTATTCAAAGGTTTCCAGCATAATACAATTGCTAGAGATCTAGTTATGAAGCGTACCCTCAAGAACGGTAAGTCTTTACAGTTCATCTATACAGGACGCACAACTGCTGAATATCATACACCAGGAAACTCAATACTAGGTAATGGTGACAGTGCACCTCCAGTAGCTGAGAAGACGATCACGGTTGATGACTTACTCATCTCCAGTGCATTCGTTTATGAGCTCGATGAGACACTTGCGCATTACGATCTGCGTGGCGAAATAAGTCGTAAAATCGGCTACGCTTTAGCAGAAAAATATGACAGGAAGATCTTCCAAGCTGTAACCAAAGCTGCAAGAAAAGCTTCACCTATTACTAAGACAAATTATAAGGAACCAGGTGGAACTCAGATTCAGGTTGGTGCTTCAGGTACTAATGCTACCAAGGCTTATTCTCCTACTGATTTAATAAACGCCTTCTATGATGCAGCAGCTGCATTAGATGAGAAGGGAGTTAGCACAGAAGGACGTGTAGGTGTACTTAACCCACGCCAATACTATGAGCTAATCCAACAGGTCGGTGAGAACGGACTTGTAAATAGAGACGAGCAAGGTACAGCACGTCAGAAAGGACAAGGAATCGTTGAGATTGCAGGCATCAAGATCTACAAGTCAATGAACATTCCATTCTTCGGACGCTATGGTACTAAGTTCGGAACAGCTTCTGGAACTAATCCAGGTGTTGCCGATCCAGGTAACAAGGGTGACTTCGTTGAAGTTGAAATGGTTGATGAGACCGCAGGTTCTGGAGCCGTTAAGACCGTTAATAACTACGGTAATGGTACTTCAGACTTTGAAAACTCATGTGGTCTAATCTTCCAGAGAGAGGCTGCAGGGGTAGTAGAAGCCATTGGCCCTCAGGTACAAACAACCAGCGGGGACGTATCAGTCATCTACCAGGGTGATGTTATCCTCGGACGTCTAGCAATGGGCGCAGACTATCTTAACCCAGCTGCTGCTGTTGAATTGTTCGCTGGAACAACAACTAAGCCAGCTGCATTCGGTTAATCATATTTATAAGGGGGGTTCTCACGCCCTCCTTTTTTTTTATTCACAAATATTTATACCTATGGCAACCACGACAATTGACACCGATACAAACCTATCCGCAGTGAACTCAATTCTGGGAGCTATCGGTCAAAGCCCTGTAACTACACTGAGTTTTACAAACCCAGAAGTAAGTTTCATATTTAATATATTAACAGAAGTAAATAAAGATGTACAAAATGAAGGCTGGCATTTTAATACAGAATATCATGTAAAGAAAAACCCAGACGATGATAAGTATTTACCAGTACCTAATAATACTTTAAGATATGATTTACATGAAGGAGATACAGATAAACTTAGAGATACAGTAGTACGAAATGGACGTCTATACGATTTAGTAGAGCATAAAGATACGTGGGATAGTGGTGATTACTATGTAGACATTGTAACTTTATATAAATTCGATGATCTACCCAACGCATTTCAAAGATACATAACATATAGAGCTGCTGTTCGAGCTGCTACTCAGCTTGTATCTAATCCACAATTAACTCAATTACTACAAGCTGATGAAGCTAAATCAAGAGCCGCTTGTCTTGAATATGAATGTTCTCAAGGAGATTTTTCATTCCTAGGTCACCCTCATGAGACTCGTTATGATTCCTTTAAACCTTATAGATCTCTAAGACGCTGATGTCAAGTATTACACAAACAATTAATAGTTACGTTGGGGGTATTTCACAGCAGCCTGATCAAAAGAAACTCCCAGGTCAAGTAACTGAAGCAGTTAACGTCTTACCTGATGTAACAATAGGATTACAAAAAAGACCAGGAGCTGAATTAGTAGCTTCATTAAGTGATGGAACTTTAAATTCATATACGACTGGTAGATGGTTTCATTATTATAGAGATGAAAACGAACAATATATAGGACAAGTAATTCGTAGATCTGGACATGCGGATGATGGTAAAATAAGAATGTGGAAATGTAGTGATGGTTCAGAGAAAGTTGTCTCTTATTATGCTGTAGATTGGAAGGCAAGTACTGCTTATGCTTTAGATGCTTTTGTAGTAGCTAATGGAAATGTTTATAAATGTATTTATGCTGGTACTTCTAAAGATTCAGGCTCAGGTCCGGCTACTACTGGTACAGTAGATGATGGTACAGTTCAATGGCAATATCAGCAACCATCAGCTAACGTACAAGATCCACTTATAAATTATTTAAAACATACTGTAGATGAAGATATCCAAACTTTAACTTTAAATGACTTTACATATCTATGTAATAGGACTAAAGCTACATCAATGTTGGCTACAACTTCTCCAGTAAAAGTTAATGAGGCTTATATTGAACTTAAAAAAGTAGCATATTCTAGACAGTACTCTCTGAATGTATTTAATAATAATGATAAAACAGATGTAACAACTGCTACTAGAATATCAGTAGGTTTAGTTGCTTCAAGTAATAACTATTGTGATACTAATGGTTATATGGTAGCTCGTGGTGCACGAGAAGCTATGGCTACTCAGTGTGATTCTTCTGCAGGTTTAAATAGGGACTCTTTAGCACCTAATACAGCAACACAAATCTTTTCAGTAGGTACTGGTCAAGCATTAACAGATGAAGGTGTTGGTGGAACAGGAGCTAGTGGTGCTATAGACGCTAAACATGATTACACTTTAGCAGTTTATAATTCAGATTCAGCTAATCAATTTACACAAACATATACTAGAACAGATGGTACAATAACAATTACTCATACTAGTCATGGGTATGAGGTTGGACAATATCTTGACTTAAATTTTGGAGGTAGTGCAACTGATGGTCAATATACAATAGCTAGTAAAACTACTGATAGTTATACAGTAACAGATCATTATCTAACATCAGGTACAGAAACTTCTACAAGTGTTAATATATGTAAAGGTAATAGTACGGCTGGTGATAAAAAAGATTTATATTTCCAAATAACAAATATATCTCAATCTATACCTCAAGGTTCAGGTAATAGTATTTCATACTTTGCTCGTTATACTACTACACATGATTTATTATATGGTGGTAAAGGTTGGGTAAAAGATGACTATTTTTATATCTGGATGAAAGATGGTTTATATTTAGTTAAAGTAGAAGAAGTTAGTATTGCTAAAGTACAAGGTAATTTAGGTGTAATTAGACCACAGCCTACACCTTTCGATACAGAAACTACTACTACATCTGAACAAGTTTTAGGTGATATTCAAAACGCTTTGATTACTGGAAAAAAACCTGATGGTAGTAATGGTCCATGGGCAGGTGGTCTTAATGATGATATACAATGTTCTCTTATAGGTAATGGTTTATACTTAAGACATACAGATAGTTTTAATGTGTCAGCATTAGATGATGAATTATTAAATGTAGTTAGTGATGAAATTCAAAACATAGATGATTTACCATCCCAATGTAAACATGGTTATGTTGTAAAGATTTCAAACACTGAAGCTAATGAAGATGATTATTACTTAAGATTTGAAGGACATAATGGTAGAGATGGTAAAGGAGCTTGGGAAGAATGTCCTGAACCTGGACGTAGAATATCATTTGATCCTGCAACTATGCCTATACAATTAGTAAGGCAAGGAGACGGTAATTTCATAGTAAACCAAATAACTTGGGAAGATTGTTTAGTAGGTAATAATGTAACAGTACCTAAACCTAGCTTTATATCAACAGTAGCAGGTGTAGATGATGATGATTCGACAGTTAATAGATATATTAATAAGATGGTTTTCTGGAGAAACCGATTAGCAATGCTTAGTATGGAAGATGTTGTGCTATCACAACCTGGAGACTTCTTTAATTTTTGGCCAAAATCTTCAATATCATATACAGCTACAGACGTTATAGATATATCATGTAGTTCAGAATATCCTGCTGATATTTATGATGCTATACCTACAAACTCAGGCTTAGTATTATTTACTAAAAATAAACAATTCCTATTAACTACTGATAGTGATGTCTTGAGTCCTCAAACAGCTAAGCTTAATACCTTAGCAGCTTATAATTTTAACGTTGCAAGTTCACCTATATCACTAGGTACTACAATAGGTTTCTTAGATAACGCAGGTAAATATACTCGCTTCTGGGAAATGGCTGGTATTTTACGTGAAGGTGAACCACAAGTTATTGATCAAACAAAAGTTGTTAGTAAATTATTTGATAAAGGGTTAAATAAAATATCTAACTCTAGAGAGAACTCCCTTATATTTTTCAGCGAAAAAAATAAAGGCATTTTATATGGATTTAGTTACTTTGCTTCAAGTGAAAAACGTTTACAACAGGCATGGTTTAAATGGGAATTCAGTGGTACTATTCAACATCATGCAGTATTAGATGATGCTTTATATCTTATCATCAGGGACGACGGTAAAGATACTATGCAACGTGTACCTATTAAGATAGATGCAAGCACTCTTACAGTTACAGATGATAGAGATACAGAATCTGATGCAACAGATGATAGATTATATAGAGTACATTTAGATAACAGCCAAGTTATAGCAGCATCTAAATTAGGTTACTCATCAAGCTCAGGTAGAACTGGCTTTACTAAACCTGATGGATTCAATAGTACTACAGGTCAACTTGTTGTCTATTGTCATTCTACTGGGGATAACGTAGGTAAGTATGCTTTAGCTAGTGTTGTTGGTAACCCTGGAAATTATAATATAGAATGGGATGGTGACTGGACTGGTCATGATCTTATTGTAGGATATCTCTTTGATATGAAAATAGAATTCCCAACTATATATCCTACTAAAACTTCTGGTGATAATACTGTATCTGATATACAAGGTAATTTAATTCTACATAGAACTAAAATTATTTTTGGTGCTGCAGGGTTATATAAAACAACTTTAAAAAGATTAGGTAAACCAGATTATTCTGAAACCTGGGAAGCACCATTAGCTGATTCTTATAACGCTAACCATGTAGGAATACATTTTGAAAAAGAACAGATAGTACCAATATATGATAAAAATAAAAATGTAACATTAGAACTATCTTCAAAACACCCAGCACCTGCCACGTTATATTCAATGACATGGGAAGGTGATTACACCAACAAATACTATAGAAGTGTCTAAATACATTCACCCATTAACTAAAGAGGCAGCTTATGAGGTTGCCTCTAATCTCCTCCCAGAAGACCGTAGAGAGGTCGAAGAGGGTCATGGACATGATCCTAAAGTAATACTACCTTTGACTTACGACATGGGCGACTCGGTGTATTTCCGAGTGCCTAATGGCGAACTAGCAGGTATAGCAGGTGTACATGGTGAAGGGCAAATCTGGATGCTCTGTACCCCAGCTATACTTAAATATCCAATGACCTTTGCTAGAGAAGCTAAGCGTTATGTAGACAGTAGACAAGAGAAGTTACTATGGAACATCGTTGATAAACGAAACATCGTCCATTTGAAACTACTGAAATTCCTCGGGTTCAAATTTTTGAGGGAATTAAAACATGGACCTAATCAATTAACCTTTATAGAGTTTTGCCGTGTGTTTAGGAGCACAAGCTAGAGCAGCTAATGAAAATGCTCGTCGGAATTATCAATACCAATTACAGAGACGAGAGCAGGAATGGATGCAACAGCTCTCTATGACTGGTGTTGAAAGAATTCAATATGAACAAGGGCTGAATGCAGCCGATCTTGCGTTAGCTAATGTATATGCTGACATCCAAGAAAAACATGGAGATCTTGTTGATCAAGCAATGCGAGAAGATCAAAAAGATTGGAAAGAATTTTTACAAAACAACACAGGTGCTAAGTTAGCAGCTAGTGGAGTAACTGGTAAATCAGCTCAAAGAATTGCTTCTTTAGATTTAGCAGCATACCTTAAAGCTGGTTCAGATAGAGCTAATCAATTAACTAAATCAGCTAAACAATTAAATAGGGAAGGAGCGAAAGCAGCAGCTAAAACCAAACATCAGAAGATGAGTATGTTTGCGCAGCAAGCTATGGTTAAAATGCCTGATATAGCACCGCCTCCTCCTGTTATGCAGAACGTAGGAGCGGCAGCATTTACTGAAGCATTAAGTATAGGAACATCATTATTATCTATACCTGGATCTGGTGGTGGTTCTTTGTTATTAGGAAATTAAATTATGGTAAACCCTTGGACAACACTGGAAGGTCCAGTTGATTGGACCACTGCTAAAAAGGAAGCTGATGATCGTTTCCTAAAACAAGCTGATAAAAATATAGAAAACATAAAAGAACAAGGTAGGCAATGGGTTGAAGCATCAGGTCAGAATTTTAAAATGGCTGAAGCTTTAGTAAGCTTTTCATCTACTTTAGCTTCTGGTCTACAAAAAAGTAAAGCAAAGAAAGCTGAAGACGAAGAAAAATGGAAGAGTAAAGTCGAACGTTCTTTCTTTGAAAAAGGTGGTAATGCTTGGGTTGCTCAACAATTCCAACTACAAAAAGTCAAGAATTGGTCGGATACTGAACTTGAAAAGATATTAATATCTGGTGGTAAAGACGGTAAAAATGCAGTGCCTGCACACAAAGCTGCACAATTAGTAGCTATAGGTGAAAGAGAAACAACATATTTAATTGAAAGAGGTTTATTAGAAGAGACTGCTAGATTAGAAGGACGTTTAAATGGTAATAAAGACTTTCTCCAACAATGGCAAATTATACAAAGTCAACATGATGTTACAGGTCAAAGAACTTGGTTATATAATGAAGCTAATAAACACTTATTTAATGCTACAGGTGTTGAGTATTCAGATGACTTAGAAGCTAAAATTGTACACCCTGCACTAATGAAAATAGTTGATGGGTATATAGATGCTGGTGAACTAAAAGGTGCAAAAAATTGGGATGCACAGCAAACCACAAAGAATGCTAGTCATTATAAATCGTTAGCAGATAATGATATATCTATGGCTGGAAGATTTCAGCAAAGAGTTGTAGATACAGCTAATGCTATACCAGAAAATGATCCTAGATATAAAACTAGATTTAAATTTGCTATAGCTAAAGAAATTGAAATGATTCAGAATCTAATTGATACTGATCAAATAACGCCTAGTCAATTATCAGATTTAATTCAAGGTGAAATCAGTCATGATGGTTTTAAAAATAAGAAGAATCCAACAGGTGTAGTATCACTGAAGAAAGCATTCTTTGAAGCTGATGGTAGTACTGAAGCTAGTTTAATTGATAGATTAGATGAAGCAGTTCTAACTAAAATTGAAGCTAATGATGAGAATGCTAAAGCAGAAAAATCAATTAAGCTTGAGAAAGGACTAGAACATATTATTAATAATATTAAAACTCCTAAAGAAAAACTTGCAGCTTATGATCAATTAGTAGAAGGTTTAGGTGGTATAGATTCTTTTGATGAAGATACGAAAAAAAGACTTAAAGCTCAATCTAGAATCTTTAGAATAAAAGATCTTGATGAAAACTTTAAAAATCAATTACGTGGACAAGTTTTAGATAAAACTGATTTAAGTGAAATCAAAGATACTTATCCTGGTATTTATAAAAAGTATGCACCATTAGTTGAGATACAAACTAGTGATCTTTATCAAAAGGCTCTAGGAACTATTGAGGTATCTTTAGCTGGAATGGCAGAGTGGGATCTAGAAAAGAGTCCAAATGGTCAACTACCTCAAGGACTTCAAAAGATGGGTAATGCTCTTAAGATAGAAGCGAATAATAGTATTACAGACCAATTACTTGCATTGCCTCCAGATCAATTAACTCCTGAGAAAATAAATCAGATAACAACCGATACAATGGATTTATTTAATACTAGGTTTTTAGCAAACGGTGGTGGACCAGATGGTATAAAGGCGAATGATGAACTATGTAAAGAATTATTCCACTATAGTCAAGCTAGTAAAACTTTTCCATTATGGAATGCAAAGAACTTAGGTTTTAATGCTGGTGAAACAAAACTGAGTATAATAAATTCAACTAAATCACACTATGAGGATCATGGTGATGCTTTACTTACTACCAAAACTGATGAGAATAATACACCATTTTTCAGTAAAAAAGAATTGGTATCCATGGGTTCAAATGGTAAGATTTCTCAGAGAGCACAATATATTTGGGAGAGTTTACCTATGTCAGTTAAAGATAAAATAGAAGGTGGTCCTGCTGGGTTCATCAAATCTCAAGCTGAACTGTTAGGTGTAGATGTATCTGAAGCAACTAAAGGTGCAATAGATTATTATAACTTAACAAAACCTGATCCTTATATAAATCATATTATAAAGAAAGGTGCTACATTAAGTCCAGAAGCATTTGAAAGAGGTCGGATATTAGCAGGAAAAGCTAAGAAAAAAGCCGAAGAAGATAAGAAAGCAACAGAAGCAGCAGTTGCAGATCAGAAAATTATGGATGATCTTGTACAACAATCTAAAGCTAAAGATCAACGTCAGAAAGGAGGTTTTCCTAAAGACTACAGTACTCAACAAATACAAGATTTAATTAATCAAATAACAGAAAATCCTGATGAATTAAAAAGGTATGTCGGTGCACCATTTTATGAATACCTTAAAACACTTATAAACCAATAAGGAATATGGATGAAACACAAGAGTTAGATTTTGATAATATGTCAAAAGAGGAATTACTAGATTATCTTGGAGATGATTATGTAGATCCTAATGCACCTATTCAAAATCAAACTGAACAACAAGTCACTGAACCTGTAACACCTGAAGTATCTACGGAACCTACAGCTAAACCAGGTAAATTTGACCATATAGAACCAGGTGAAATCATACCAGGTACTTGGGGGCTACGGAAACCAAGACCTGGAGTCGGTGGTTTCTTACAAGATACTGCTCAAAATATGTATGAAGGAGCAGCACCATTAATCGGTATTACTGACACTGCTATAGATTTCATTAACTTTGCATCTGCTGATGGTGGTAAATGGGATATACCAAAGTTACCTAGTTATGAAGATAAAACTTCTCAAGCTGTTCGTAATATATCAGGACTTGTTATACCTTCTTTAGGTTTAAGAAGTATGATGGTACAAGGTGCAACTAAAATACATGCAGCAGGTAAAGCAGCTCCATGGGTACAGAAACTAGGAAATAGACAATCATTCCAAGCCTTCTCTAAATTTGGTCTTGATGTATTCTCTGGTGGTCTTGTGGATTATGTTGCAGAACAGAATCAAAAAGATGATAACTTTTTAGGTACTTTAAAGAAGTATTGGCCAAAGACATATCAATGGATACCTGATAGATACGCTACAACAGATAGAGATTCACCTGATGTTAAACGTCAAAAGAATGTAAATGAAGGTGCTATCTTTGCTGTATTAGCTAGTGTTGTAGAAGGTGTTGCATATATAGCTAAAGGTCAAGAAAGCCTTAGAAATGTATCTAGATTTACTCCTGATGCTGTAAATGTAAAAGTTAAAGATGAATTTGCAGATATTAAGTTTTCTGATAATCCTGTAGAAGATGTTGCTTTAAGGAATGCAGCTAGACGAAAACGAGACTTAGATGATCTTAATGAATATTTTGTAAATCAAGGTGTTTCTGAAAATAAGATACCTGGTTTAAATGATATGTGGGAGGATAAAGAAACTTTAATCCGAACTAAAGATCAAGATGGTATCATTGGTGCAGCTGTAGACCAAGCACAAATTGCTAATAATATTGATAGTGCTTATGGTCGTATAGGTAATATCATATCTGAACGTGCTAGAGTAGAAGGTCTAGAGATTGGCAATCTACAGCAACGTACTCTTGTAGGTAATTTAGTACAAGAATTAAAAGATGCTGGTAGATTTGGTAAGAAATTGAATTCAGGCAGAATCATTAGTGAGAAATTGGTCGATGATTCTGGTAAGGATTTAGCAGCATATGTTATGAATCCTAATGTAGATAAAGATGATTTATTAAAAGTCTTTGATGAATTCAATAAATCTATTGATGATTCACCTGTAAAGATAGTTGGTAAAAAAGGTATTAATAGTGCTGTTAAACAATTAAAAACTCAATTAGCAGATTTAGATACTCAAAAAGCTAGAGCTTATCTATTGACTTCTGAAGCTGGTCAGATATCTGATATGGCTGAAGGTATTCGTTTAATGGATGATCCAGTTGCTTTCCAAAGAGCTTCAGATCATTTAATTAATAGATTAGAAGTCTTAATGGTTGAGAAAGAATTAGCTGGTTTTGAATCTAATTCATTAATTACTAACATGAATGCTTGGAATGCTGCTAAAGAAACAGGTGATAAAGCAATCATGGAAGAAGCCGCTAAAACTATTGTAGATAATAACAATGCTAGACTATTTGAAATTGTACCTAAAACAAAAAATTATACTAATACTTTACGAGCTGTAGCTAAAGAAAACCCTGAGTTCTTAAAACCACTTCTTTTAGCTTCTGAAATGGCAGATGGTGATGTTAACTCAATGTTTACATTACATAATTATGTTCAGCAAAAATTAGGCGTTTGGAAAAAAGTTATAAGAGATACTCATCCTGAAACACCTTCTATTATTAATAGAGCATGGATTGGTAATTATTTTAATTCAATGTTATCTGCTATTGGAACACCAACAAGAGCAGCATTAGGCAACGCTACTGGTTTATTTGGTAGAGGATTAGCTAATGTATGGGGTGCTGTAAGTGCAGGAGATTTATCAAGAGCACGTAAAGCAATGATTGCTCATTCTGTAATGGATGATACATTATTAAAAGCTAATGAACATTTAAAATTAGTATATAAAAAAGCTGCTACAAATCCTAAAGAATCAGCTTTTATCACTCGTGGAGATATTCAAGTTAAAGAAGAGCAAGCCTTAGAATCTTTAAGAGCTTATGCAGAGGCTGCTGAAAAGAATGGTGAGTTTGGTCCTACACATTTGTTACATATCTATGATGATTTAGATGCTATGCAAATGGATCCTGTATTAAGGTTTGGTCCTAATTCTATGTCAGCTCTTGATGGATTTTCCAAATCAATTACTGCTAGTTCTCAAGCTAAATTCCAAGCTTTAGATAAATTAGAATCTGCAGGATTACCTTTTACTAAAGAAAATATACAGAAGGCATCAAATGAAATTTATGAAAGCTTTAAAGATGCTGATGGATTTTTAAATAATCAAACTGTTAATTCAATTAATAGTGAAATAGCTTTAAACGCTGATTCACCTTTGGTAGATAGTTTAAATAATTTAATTAGAGAAACACCTATTCTTAGAGCTTATCTTTCATTCCCTAGAACTACAGCTAATGTTATTGATACATTTGGTAAATGGAGCCCTGCAGGAATACTTTCTAAAGATTATGAAGAATTATGGGGTCCGCCTAAATTAGGAGGTAACCAATTCCTTGGTATAGGTAGGAAACCTGAATCAGCTTTCTCACCAGAAGAAATGAAAGCTATTCTACAGAAAAAAGGTAGATCTATAGATGGAGATTTTGTAGAAGAGTTTAGAAGACTTAGATATGAAGTTAAAGGTAAAGCTGCTATTGGATTCTGGGCAACTAGTTTAGTAATCAATGCTGCACTAAACGATAGATGTACAGGTAATGGTCATTATAATGGTGCTAGACAAAGAGTACGGATAAATAACGGATGGAAACCTAAAACCTGTAAAGTACCTGGTACTAATAAACAAGTTAGCTATGAATGGATGGGTCCAATAGGAGACTGGATGGCTGTTGTTATTGATTCTGTTGATAATTTTGATAGTTTAACAACAACTGCTATTGAAGAATGGTTACCAAAAGCTGCGTTTGTATTTGCTTCTGCATTTACTAATAGATCTAATTTAGCTTCTTTAGAACCTTTACATGATATATTACAAGGTAATGGTAATGCTGCTATAAGATTTGCTTCATCCTTTAGTAATAATGCACTACCTTTAGGTGGTTTAAGAAATGAAATAGGTAAAACTTTAAACCCTCAATTAAGAATACTTAAAGGAGATCTAAGTGACCATATTAGAAATAGAAATGCCTGGATAGATGAATTCGATCCTGACAGTAAATTAGCTGGTATGTACAGCCCTGTAGAGGGTACACCTATTGGAGTAGAGGAAGATATGTTTACTAGAATGTGGAACTTAAATCGTGTGATTAAAATTAGTTCACAACCTAGTAAAGAAGAACAATTCTTAATTGACATTGAATTTAATAGTAATCCTTCTATGCGTATGAGTCATAGAGGTGCTATGTTAGAACCTAATGAAATCTCTAAAATACAAGAAATCATGGGTCAGCAGGGATTCTATAAAAAAGAATTACAACGTATTCAACGAGAAGCTGAGAATCTAACATATACTGACAATAACGGTAAAGAAATCAAAGGTTTTGTCAATATAATTAAAGCTCAACGAAGAGGATTTGTTTCTTCTGAATATGTAGACACTACTCAATATAAGAGGATATTTGCTAAAATAACTACAGCATATAATCGTGCTAAAAAGAAAGCAGAAGGTGCTCTACCTGTAGAAATGAGAGTATCTATAAGAGAAAGAGAACAAGCTAGAATTAGATTACAACGACAGAATGAATATGGTTTACTTCAAGATATTGAGAAAGAGAATTACGGAGTATCTGAAATACTTAATTTAGCTAAATAACCACCCGCCATGACTATTAACAATTTAAAAAATGGCAATAACATATAATGATAATCATACCAATACTCCTAATGGGGTTCACTTATGGTTTGGTTATACATTCGAGACAATTAAAGATGAATATGTCAAGGTCATGCTTAACGGCAAGACCCAGGCAACAACTAAATATTCTGTTGATAGTACAAGTTCTCCAACAAGAATTACTTTCAATAATACAAGTATTGATAGTACAGTACAAGAACCCACTACAGCTAATGGTAAAATAGCTGGTGCTCCTAAAACAGGAGTAACTGTAAGAGTATTCAGGAAGACAGGTGTTACTCAATCCGATAAACGAGTAACATTCCATCCTGGATCATCAATTAGAGCAAATGACTTAAATAATCTTTATGAACATGCTTTATTTGGATTACAAGAAGAACAAGAAAGAGTAATACAAGCAGAAGATCTAGGTCCAGACTCGGTAGCTAGTTCTAATATTATTGATGGGACTATTGTTAATGCTGATGTTAGTGATAGTGCTGCTATAAGTGGTACAAAGATAGCTGATAACTCAATAGCTCATGGTAAAATTAGTGATGCTATTCTTTCTAATTTAGCAACAACTCTAACAAGTACAGCAACTGAGTTAAACCAATTAGATGGTAAGAGTATTACAGGTACATTTACACCTGCTAATACCAACGATATACCAACTAGTTCAGCAATTAATTCATGGGTTATAAACCTATTAAATGCTTTAGGTGGTTTTGTAGCTATAGCAGATGATCAAAAGTTTCCTAATGCTAATCCTGATCCTAGTGATGATGCAGGTACAGTAGTATCTATAGCAGATGCTCAAGGACTTGTAATCAATGGGTCTGGTACAACTACTACAGGTCGTACTTTAGGTGGTTCAACAGTAACAATTACAGGATTCCCTTCTAGTTTATATAGTAAAACTTTAGAAGCTGGTATGGGTCTATTAGTCCAAACTACTTCTACATTAAATACTTATACTTATCATAGAACTATAGGTAAGGAATCTGATCTTATAGCTTTAAGTGATAGTGTAAATAGCTTTAATGAGAAATATAGATTTGGTACTGAAGATCCTACATCAGATAATGATCAAGGTGATCTATTCTATAATACTAGTCAGAACTTATTTAAAGTATATGATGATGGCAGTTGGACTAAAACTATCCCAACAGATGCTCAATTATCTAATATAGCAGTTGTAGCAGGTAATGTTACCTATACTGATGATTTAGGATTTATTACAGATAGTGTTTCCCAAGGTACATCTGGTAGTATTACTACAGTAGCTGAATCAATAGATGATGTAAATAGATATGCAGAAGAATATAAGATAGCAGCTTCAGCACCTAGTTCTCCATCCGCGGGTGATTTATGGTATGATACATCTAATAATGTATTAAAATTTTATAATGGTAGTAGCTTTAATGATATAACAGGTGCAGATTTATTAGATGAAGATAATATGTCATCTAATAGTGCTACACAGGCTCCTACCCAACAATCAGTAAAAGCTTACGTTGATTCGTTAGCTTGGTTAGATCAATCTGCTAAAACAGATGGTTCTTTAATTTATTACAATAACTCTGCTTCTAAATTTAAAGCAGACGCAGCCATAACAACAACAACAATAGTAGATGGAGGATCATTCTAAGACATGGCAAAAATACGAATAAAAAGATCGACTGGTTCAACAGCACCAAGTAGCTCTGATTTAGCAAATGCAGAATTAGCTTTTACTGAAGGTAATGATATACTGTATTATGGTGAAGGGACAAGTGGAAGTAATGCTGCTTCTGTAATTAAAGTCGGTGGATCAGGTGCATTCTGTGATTTAACCAATGCACAAACAATAGCTGGTAATAAAACATTTAGTAATAATGTTATTGTTACTGGTGACTTAACTGTTAATGGTACCACAACAACACTTGCTACAAACAATACAATTGCAAAGGATACTTTAATAGAATTAGGTAACGGTACCAGTGGATCACCTAGTAATGATTCAGGTATAGTTATTGAAAGAGGTAGCTCAGATAATGTATTCATAGGATGGGATGAATCAGCAGATAAGTTTACAATGGGTACAGGTTCCTTTACTGGAGCTAGTACAGGTGATTTAACTATATCTGCTGGAACCCTTGTAGCTAACTTAGAAGGTAATGTAACTGGTAACGTAACAGGTAATACATCTGGGTCTTCTGGATCTTGTACAGGTAATGCTGCAACTGCTACAACGGCTGCTGCATTAACAACAGCAAGGACTATAGCTGGTGTCTCATTTGATGGATCGGCAAATATATCACTTAATAACAACGCTATTACTAATGGTGCTGGATATATAACTGCAACTCTAACAGACGAAGAAGTTCAGGATAAAGTAGGTGCGATGTTTACTGGTAATACTGAAACAGGTATTACAGCAACTTATCAAGATGCAGATGGGACTATTGACCTTGTAGTTGGTACACTTAACCAAGATACTACAGGTACTGCAGCTATAGCAACTACAGTTACAGTTTCTGATGAATCCTCAGATACAACTTGTTTCCCATTATTTGCTACTGCAGCAACAGGAGATTTAGCACCTAAAAGTGATTCTCAGTTGACTTATAACTCTTCAACTGGTGAATTAGGATGCGGTATTATAGATGGAGGTACATGGAGTTAAATGGCTACAATACTACATAAAAGAAAAACAGCTGATCCTTCAGCTAGTGACCTTACTGTAGGTGAATTAGCTATTAACACCCAAGATGGTGGTGTATTCACCAAGACAACTGGAGGTTCAGTTGTAGAGATTGGTAGTACTGGAGGTACTGCTGATAATACTAGTACATTTACAACAAATTCAACAGATGCTAATACGACTTTTTATCCAGTATTTGTAGATGGAACCAGTGGAAACCAAGGTGCTGAAGTAGATACAGGTTTGACTTATAATGCCAGTACAGGAGTTCTAACAACTACTTCTGTTACAGGAAATTTAACTGGTAATGTAACAGGTAATACATCAGGTACAGCTGCTACTGTTACTGGAGCTGCTCAAAGTGCTATCACTTCAGTAGGTACTTTAACTGGTCTTACTGTTGCTGGTGATATTACCCTTGATAATGGTACAAATTCTGGTAAAGATGTTACTTGGGATGAATCGAATAATCATGTAGTATTTGCAGATGATACCATGGCCAAGTTTGGTGCTGGTGGGGATATGACTCTCTATCATACTGGAACAGTATCATATGTAACTAATAGTACTGGTGATTTATATATACAAACCACTGGTTCTGGTGATGATGTAATTATTACAGCTGTAGATGATATATTCTTAAAACCACAAGGTGGTGAGAATGGTATTGAAGTTCTTGGTGATGGAGCTGTGAAGATTTTTCATGATAGTTCAAAGAAATTTGAAACTACTTCAACAGGTGCAACTATAACAGGATTGATGTCAGCAACAACAATTGATGGAGCTGCAGGAGATAACCTTTCACTTGACTTCGGGAGCGTAGCTTAATGGCTAAATTATTAAAACTAAGACGTGGTACAACCACGCAGCACAGTAGCTTTACCGGAGCCGAAGGTGAGTGTACTGTAGATACAACAAAGGATACTTTAGTTGTACATGATGGATCAACGGCTGGTGGTAGACCACTATTAAGGCAAGATTTAAATAACATAGTAGCAGGATCAGTTACTCATGCTATGTTAGAAAATGATGCCATTGAGGGTGATAATATTAAAGATGATGCAGTTGAATCCGAGCATATAGCTGCAGGTGCTGTAGATCTAGAACATATGTCTGCAAACTCTGTGGATAGTGATCAATATGTAGACGCATCTATTGATCATGATCATTTAGCAAACGATTGTATAGATGGAACTAACATCCAAGATGATGCAGTTGAATCTGAACATATAGCTACAGGTGCAGTTGATTTAGAACATATGTCTTCTCAATCAGTTGATGAGGATAATCTCTATATAGATAATGATGGTTCTAATGGTCAATTCCTACAGAAACAATCAGGTGGAACTGGTGGTTTATTATGGGCTACAGTTAGCACTACACCAGAAGGTACTGCTATCTTATCTACGGGTGAGAGTGGAGGTACTAAATATCTTAGAGAAGATGGTGATGGTACTTGCTCATGGCAATCAGTATCAGCTGGTGCTACAGGTGGTTCCTCTGATAAAATATTTTGGGAAAACGGTCAGA